ATATTTAAATAATTTAATACCGCTTCTATTTCTTGTAATTGGTTAAATCTATGTTCAGTGATGCCGGGCAAGGCTGTAATATTTTTTTCTACTAGTCCACCTACCCGGCAATCGCGTTTTGCATCTTCGAGTTCGCGTTCATAATGTGCAATAAAATCAGGAATTGCACTTAGGTCAGCGGTTACACGACTATACCACATTAATAATCCTCGTCCTCGGATTCTTCGTCATCAAAGTCGTCTTCCTCGTCTTCCTCTTCGTGATCTTTGAGGTAACTAGTAAGAGCTTTTTTAACTTCTGAATCTGATTTGAATGTAGATTTAATATCGTCTGCATCAACATCGTTATCAATTAATACTGATACTAATGTTTCTGCAGCATCTGCACGATCGACAATATTAACATATCGTTTAAGTTCATCCCAAATTTCTTTGCTTAATTCTACTGACATTATTATTCCTCCGTTGGTGTGTCTTCAGTACTTACCGTTTCACGCTGATTTCCAAAGTCTGCCATAATTTTATCTAAGCATCCACCTTCATTAGCTTCCCACTTTTTACGGAACTGTTTAATAACTTCACCATCGCCAGTAACAAATACCAAACTGTTACCTTCTTTTTTAAGCATACCACGCTTTTCAGCCAAGTCTACCATGCCACTGTAGGGATTCATGCCTGTTTCGTAAGGAATTTTAATTTGCATACCTTCGAACGGTTTAGCATAACGAGTTTTCATTACTTTACATCCGGCACGGATACCCATTACATCAGTAATTTTGTTGCCGTCTTCATCTTCTTTGAGCTTCATTTTCTTCATAGCAACAACAATACTCGAAGCATAGATAAATCCTTGACCACCAGAGATCTTGTCGTCTGGATCAAACATATCTTGACTAGCGTATGTATGGTTAGTACATACCATGCCTACATTATAACTACCAAAAAAGTTAACCGAATTACGAACTAACGATGTAAGTGCTTTAGGTTTACGACCCATGTCGCCTTTCATATCGCCTGCTTCAAACTGATTTACATCAGTTGGAGTTAACAACATACCCAACGAATCAACTACAAATAATACTTTTGGGCGATCACCATCGGGCAAAGACTTATAATCTTGCATGAATGTTGAAATAGTTTTTGCTACATCATCAATCATGGCCATGTTAAGTTTAAGCAATTTACTTTCGTCTGTGCTTACGCCAAGATTATGTAACCATAATTCATCAAGTGCGTTTTCTGTATCAATTAATACAACAAAAATACCTTGATCTTGTGCGTTCTTTACAATGTTACCAGAACATATATACGACTTACCAGCACCTGATTCGCCAGCAAATACTGTGACCTTACCCAGCGGAATACCTTTGTTAAAGTCGCCACTAATAAGATAGTTTAAGGCAAAGTTGCCTGTTGAGATCCAATCTGTTGGATCATTAAATCCTATTGACATACCGTCAATGGACTTAGTAATATCCTTTCGGAACTTACTGAAATCATATGGCTTAGCCATGCTTACTCCTTTGTGTTATGATGGATATGATAGCATAAGAGTTGCCCCTTATGCTATCATTTAGACTAAATGCTTAGGCCTTTTGACGAGCACGAATCATCGCAAGGATGTCTTCTGCTTTTTGTGTCGAAGGTTTAGCTTCTACAGGTGCCGTTGCTACCGGAACATCTTCCTCATCATCAAAATTACTTGATGTAGACGCTGGTGCCGTTGCAGCTTTGGCCACTGGTGCCGGAGCACTTTCGTCAGTGGCCGGAGTACTACCAGCTGGTGCATTAACACCTGCTGGACGGAAATACTGACCCCAACGCTCTGTGTCATAACTTTGACCATCAACACTTGCTTCAAACATTTCCTTCATTACCTTAAGTTCAACTTCGCCCGGACGCTTAGGCAAGAATGTACTTAAATCAAACAATCCATACTGTTCAATAGCGGCTTGTTCAGCTTCTGTCAATGCTGATTCTTTGCGGGCCCACTTGGAACCTGAATAATCAGCAAAGCCACCTTTGCTACCTTTACTAATACGGAAATCGAGACCCTTAAGGATGTCAGTTGGTAATTCTTCCAACTCTGGATCCATCAATGCACCTTTGATAAGTGTAAAGATTTGAGGTCCGATAATGAAACGACGGATTGGGTTTGCTGGTGCCTTGTCGTCAGCAAGAGGATTCTCGCGAACAAAGCCTTGGAAAATATAATCACGCTTTTTCCAATACTTACGACCCATTTCTTCTAAACTTGAGTCTTTAAACCAAGTGCGAACTTCTGTAAGAATTGGGCAGGTTTCTCCCCACATCTCTACGCAAGGTACACGAACTTGAACTTGTTTAGATTCCATTTCGCCTTTGATACCATTGAATGGTAAACGAATCATTGCTCGTTCTTGCCAAAAGAATGTGTTCTTTTGATTACCATCTGCGAGGAAACGGAGTGTAGCGTTTTGACCTTCTTGAATATTCCAGTGTGGATATATTGAATTGTCGCCACCTGTGGCTGAATTGCCACCTTGTTTATTTTCTGATTGCGCTAAACGGGCGCGGATTTCTGCTAATGATGCCATTTTAAGATGCCTTTCTAAGTTGTATAAAATGTGTTGCCTATCTAAAACTTTTAGATTTAAGTTGCTTGCCTAGTAATTATACACATCTAGGTCTGTGTTTACAAGCTAGAACGGCAAAGTGTTTTGCCTTTCTAGTATGTTTATTTATCTATCTTGTAATTCCTGCTAAGAATTTAATGCGGTCCATCATGTCTGCGTCTATTGCATCTACTGTTTTGAGCTTGCCAGAGTGTCCATATTGACCTGTAAGTGCAGTATTTTCATTCATTTCGTCAGCTTCTTCTTTATTTTTATTAAACAAGTTACTAAGTTTATCCCCAAGTTTATCGCCAATTGCGCCGCCAACCATACCGCTTCCTGGAATTTCAGGGGCAAGCAGCTCACCAGCAACCATACCAGCAGTACGGCCTTTCCACCCTTCGTCTACACCATAATCTTTGGCCAAATCATCTTGAATCATTTGTAGGATTTGTTCGACATCATCATCGGCATGTAAACCTGTATCAATTACAATATCATCATATTTTTCATGAATTTGATCAGAAACAAATTTTTCAATATTAGATTTTGGGTTAGCATATACATTATAAATGTCTACATCACCGCGGGCAATATCTTGCAATAAAATATCTACTTCACTCATAGCACTTTCTGCTACTGGTTGTTCTGGTTGTACTGATTGTTCTGGCTGCACTGGCTGTTCTGTTGGCTCGCCAACTTTGAGTTGCCCAATAACCTGTGCTACATCATGATTATCTTTTAATTCTTCCAAACGGGCTATAATAATATTGCGAGCATCTGCATTTGCATCTTCGCTGGCAAGATCGGCTAATTGATCAAACAATTCGTCATCGCCTAACAAATCATATAATTGTTCTGTGGCGTTAGTTGCATCGGCGCCAACTGGCAGTTCTTGACTTAACAATGCAATTAATTGTGTTTGTTTTTCTTTAGTATCTGGCAAAGCCCATGTACCTTCAGTAATAAGATTTGCCCAATCTTCAAATATATTAGCTTCTTTCATAGCAGTTTCTCTTTGTAATTTTGCCAATAATGGCAGTGCTTGTTCAATGCGTGAATCAATATTTGTTTCAACAAACATATGACGCAAGTCTTCAATGATAACATCTTCATCTGATATTGCAGCTGGATCCCATGCTTCAAAATACTTGCTATATCCAGTTTTACTACTTAAACTTTTAAGGGTATGTTGTAGTGTTTCGTAATAATGAGTAGCTTGTTCTACTAATTGTGCGGTTTCACCTTCAAAGATTCGACCCTGGTTAGCTCTACGGAATCTACTTAGTACATTCATTTCTTGTACAATAGTGCCAATATGCTGACCGCGAGCATCATATGGCTTGCCACCTTGGCGTACATGTTCAACCATGGCGCGACCGCCACTTAACTTTGTAAATGGTAATTTGTAACGCTCACCATCTGCGGTTTCTACAAACAATGACTCTACATAGCGGAAGCGAGCATCACCTTCGCCGATTGTTTTCTTGTGTTTAATCATCAAACGGGCCTCTGTGGGCCGGCCATTCCAGGAAGTATTCTTAGTTCCTGACCATGATTCAAATAGGCCTTCCTTGATTGCAGCTTGGCCAGCTAAGGAATATTTTAATTTATTTAGGTCCTGCGTACTAAAGTTTCCAGGAACATTACGCATGGCAAATTGACGGACTTGATATAAAAAATCAAACCAATCATTTTTGTCTTCTGGTTCCATGCTTTTACCAAGATTATCGCCAAAATAAACACTTACATCATCATTGATTAAAATAGCCACTGTGCCGTAATCTTTGCCAGAGTCTGCTGTATAGTCAAAAGAAAATAATGTAGCATCTTGTGGATTTGCAGCCGGCTTGCCTTGATTATCGAGGGCTTGTGGACTGAAGTTTTTACTGACTAATAAGTCATTAAGTTTTTGATTAGCGTTGTTCTGGGCCATAGTGTAGTATTTAGCTTTATCGCATCATAGCAATGAATGGCAACGGGCGGTCAATATTTTCACCAAAGTCCCGCATTTGTGCATCCATTTCTGGGTGGTATTCTTGTAACAGTTGCATCATGCGTACGGCCAGCAATGCAGCCATGACTAAGTCATCAGTTTCGCCAGGTTTTGCGGCATAGGCAACACCGTGTGCTACAAAAGTTTTAAGCTCAGATATCAAAGGTTTGCTATGAATTTTCATGCGATTTGACTCAATCAGCGTTTTTAGTTTAGCACAGGCAGTGAGTTTATTTTTGGTGCTAGTGTTAAATCCCTTCCGGTAACGGCCGGCTCCTTTGGTAGGGTCTGATAGGAAATACCCCGAAATATTTGTTTCGCCGTATTGCTCAATTGAAATCAAAGCGGCCTCGCCAATGGTATTATTTTCCACAGAATAGTAAATTGACTGCTCGTCTTTAACAAACCCATAGATGTATTTTATAATGTCTGCAAGTATGCGAACTTGCTCGGGAATAGGAGTTCTATTGTGTTTCCACTCGCCTATTTGCACTGTACTGTTTGCTTCAAATATTTGTATGGCACTAGGGTCACCGCCTGTGCCTAGACTAGGATCAAGGGCCACCACATAAATTTTTCCAGGTTCTGGTTGCTTGTACCAGCGTACTTGGCTAGTACGATATACCGGATCAATACCTTCAAGATCTATGAGTTTTGCCGGCGCAATCAGGGTTTCGTCATTGATAATAAATTCGCAACCCATCTCTCGACGGAAACGATCATCACCAAGTTGTGCCCGTTGTGCCACTGCCCATGCTTCATCACGGTCTGGATGCTCTTGCCAGTACGAACGATATGCACGGAATCCATTAACACCTACTTCTTGCGGATTACCGTTGCTATCTTCCATCTTATTTGCACCCTTCCACAGTAGCGC